CTGAAGCAGTGATTATCAACTTTGCCATTATTCATGGCGCATCTTAATTGAGGTGACAAAATGCCTTTGATCGCATCAATGACCCCAAAGGCATTAAAAGCCAACATTAAGCAAGAAATCGAATCAGGCAAACCACCAAAGCAAGCGGTGGCAATTGCCTATTCGGTAAAGCGTGAAGCCGAGAAAAAGGCTAATAAGAAACCAATGTCTAAGACAAAAAAGTAATTTAGGCACAAAGACTTACAGGTTAAATCAATGGCAGCGCCACAAGGAAACCAAAACGCAGCAAAGAGCAGGATGTTCTATGACAAACTGCGCCTTGTTTTGGTTCAAGAGCCTCATCGCCTTAGAAGCATTGCCGAGCAACTGGTAAGCCAAGCTGAAGCGGGAGAGCCTTGGGCGATCAAAGAGATCATCGACCGAGTGGATGGCAAGGCGATTCAGGCGACAACGATTGAGAACGCAGATGGAAGCCCTTTGTTGGGTGGAATTCAGGTCACATTCATTAAGCCCGAATGAGCGATGTAACTGATGCCATAGCTAGGGCAGAGTTTCCTGTTAAGTTGGAAGGTCTGTTCAAAAAGAGCCGTTACAAGGTTCTTTATGGCGGGCGAGGCGGGGCTAAGAGTTGGGGAATTGCCAGAGCGTTACTGATTAAAGGCGCAAAAGACCCCATTCGCATCCTTTGCGCCCGTGAGTTTCAGACAAGTATTAGGGACTCGGTTCACAAGCTGTTGTGCGACCAGATCGAGGCTTTAGGGCTATTGGGCTTTTACGAGATTACCCAAACAAGCATCAAAGGCAGAAACGGCACAGAGTTCTCATTTGTTGGCCTGAAAAACAACGTGTCAAACATCAAGTCTTACGAGGGCGTTGACATTTGTTGGGTGGAGGAAGCCCAAACCACCAGCCGCCTGTCGTGGAACATTCTGATTCCAACCATCCGAAAGCAAGACTCAGAGATATGGATCAGCTTTAACCCTGAGTTGGAGACAGATGAGACTTACCAAAGGTTTGTGGCGACACCACCCGCAGACTGCATCACAATGAAGGTGAATTGGTACGACAACCCTTGGTTTCCCGAAACGCTAAAACTTGAGAAAGATTCCCTAAAATTAAGGGATGAGGAAGCTTACAACCAAGTTTGGGAAGGTTTGTGTCGCCAAACTGTAGATGGGGCAATCTTTGCCAAGGAAATGCAACAGGCAGAGAAGGAAGGCCGCATCTGCCGTGTGCCGTATGACGCTACAAAGCCTGTACACGCTGTTTTTGACTTGGGTTGGAGTGATAGCACCGCAATTTGGTTTTTGCAATTTGTGGGCATGGAAACCCGCCTCATTCGATACATTGAGGACAGTCAGAAGACGATCAGTTATTACCTGGCGACCATGCAGACCTTTGGTTATGTCTATGACACCATCTGGCTACCCCATGATGCTGAGAATAAGACCTTGGCGGCAGCGGGAAGAACAATTGACGACATCGTAAGAGCCGCGGGGTTTAAGACTCAGATCATGCCAAGAGTGCCAATTCTCGATTCAATCAATGCCGCAAGGACAATCTTTCCAACTTGCTACTTTGACAGGGAACACACCGCAGATGGTTTGGCTTGCCTAAGACACTACAGATATGAGGTTGACCCTGATACAGGGCAGTTCAGCAGAAACCCACTGCATGATCACTACTCACACGGGGCTGACGCATTTAGATACATTGCCCTTATGATCAAAGAACCCGCCAAACGAAAAAAATCAGCACAAATTGCTAATGTTGGCAGTTGGATGAGCTAGTGAGATAATAACGCACGAAATAAAGGGCTGAATATGGCTTACCAAGACGAAACTGGAAATAAAGACAAGATCAATGAAGCGATCAAGTTCTGGCGCATGGTTAATGATGCCGACTCTACCAATCGGGCAGAAGCCCTAAACGACATTAAGTTTGCCGCTGGCGACCAATGGCCTGTGGAGATTCAGAACAGCCGCAACTTAGAATCCCGCCCATGCTTGACCATCAACAAAATCGATGCGTATATCAGGCAAGTGACCAACCAACAGCGTCAGCAGCGCCCTCGCATCAAAGTTCATCCTGTGAATAACTTGGCTGACTACAAGATCGCCCAAGTGATCGAGGGCATTACCCGCCACATTGAGGTGAACTCCAACGCTGACACCGCCTATGACACCGCATTTGACTATGCCGTTCGCATGGGTTGGGGTTACTGGCGAGTGAACACCCGTTATACACGGGAGGATTCCTTTGATCAGGAAATCTTTATTGACACGATTGACAACCCTTTTACAGTCTATTTCGATCCAAACTCGATCTTGCCTGACGGATCAGATGCCGAGCGATGCCTGATCACCACAGTCATGGATAAGAAAGTGTTTCGTGAGTATTACCCAGGCGCTGATGATGGGGCTAACTTCCAACAGCGTTCCACTGGTGACGACACCGCCTCATGGATTACCAAAGAGGATATTCGAGTCGCTGAATACTTTTATGTTGAGCGTGAGAGAGCCAGACTCTATTTGTTGAGCGATGGCACTTCAGGATTTGCCGACTCTGACAGCTTTTTTGCCCGTGTAGAAGCCGCTGGCCTGACAGTCATTGATGAGCGAGACAGCTTCCGCAAGGCCGTAAAGTGGATTAAATGCACCGCAATCGAAGTCTTAGAAGAAAAGACTATGGCGGGCAAATACATTCCTGTAGTCCCCTGTTATGGCGCACAAGTGATTGTGGATGACAAGCGCAAGAAATATGGCCTTGTCAGGTTTGCCAAAGACCCACAGCGGATGTATAACTTTTGGCGCACTTCTATGACTGAAAGTGTCGCCCTTGCACCTAAAGCTAAGTGGCTGCTTGCTGAAGGCCAAGACGAGGGACATGAGAACGAATGGGCAATGGCTAACATCAAGTCAACGCCTGTCCTGAGATACAAACAGAAAGACATTGAGGGTCAACCCGCCCCGACTCCAACCCGTTTACAGCCTGAAGCACCGCCTACAGGCATCATGGAGGCCGCTGGCGCTATTTCTGCAGACTTGCAGATGGTATTGGGCATCATGGATCCAAATCAATTGCCAAGCGGGAATATCTCAGGCAAAGCATTGATGGGTCAGCAGAACCAAGTTGATTTGTCAAACTTCCACTTTTACGACAACATGACCCGTTCCATTAGGCACACGGGCAAAATCATTTTGGATTTAATTCCAAAGATTTACGACACACAGCGAGTCATGCGGATTATTGGCTCGGATGGTCAGCCTGACATGACGACCATCAATGAGGCCAACGAGATCGGTGAAGTGCTGAACGATGTGACTGTGGGTGAATATGATGTGGTAATGGACACAGGCCCAGGCTTCCAAAGCCGCAGACAGCAAGCCGTAGAAAGCATGATGCCTTTGCTGACAGGCAACGCAGAACTGTTCAATATTGCGGGCGACTTAGTGTTCCGAAACATGGACTTCCCTGGCGCTGATGTCATTGCCGACCGCCTTGCTGCCATGAATCCGATGGCTCAACTCGATGAGAAATCAGACATTCCACCTCAGGCTCAGATGGAATTGGCTCAGTCTAAGCAAATGATTCAACAACTTCAGCAACAGTTGCAAGCCGCTGGCCTTGAGATTAACAATCGGGCGCAAGTGGCACAGATTAAAGAAGAAGGCGCTACAAGGCGCAAACTTATGGATGTCACTGCCAAAGCCCATAATACTGAGACTATGGCTGAAGTTAAGGTCAATGATCAGAATACACGGGCTATCACTTCACAGAATAAGACTGAAATTGAGGCCATTACCGACCTTTTATTGCACCGCATGGATACCGCTAGATTGCGTGAGGAAATCGAGAAAAGAAACCTTGAACAACAGCAATATGCCATGACTGCAGCACAGGATATTAGCCAAGGTGCTAGCCCATTTACGCAACCAATGCAACAATGATTGACAGATAATTAATTCGGGTTAATAATTACCCAAACCTTACCAGTGAGGATCATTGGGAAAATTCTTAGGGAAACCTATGTCAGAAGTACAGGAAGCACCACAAGTGCAACCAAGGGTAGCCGCTAACGTGGTTACAAGTGAAAATTTAGCTGAATTTAACGCTAAGAGAATGGGTTTAGCTGATTCAACGCCTAGCGAGGCTGCACCAGTTGCAGAGCCGCCAGAGGGCGATAATGGGCAGAGTGAACCAGTTGAAGCGTCAGAGGAAGCGACAGCAACAGAGGATCGAAAACGAAATCCTAAGTTGGAGATACGATTTGAGAAGATAACCAAGCAGCGTGAAGAAGCGAGGGAAGAAGCCCGCAAAGAACGTGAGCAGAGGGAATCTTTGGAAGCTAGGTTGAAGGAACTTGAAGGCAGAAATCAGCCCCAAAAGGTTGAAGTTGCTGAAGAACCCCAACCAGAGCAGTTCAGCGATATGTTTGAATATGCGAAAGCATTGACAGACTATAAAGTCGAAGAACGCATGAATCAGGAAAAGCAGAAGGTAGAACAGGCAAAGGTTGAAGCGCAACGCCAAGAAGTGATAAACACTTGGGCAAAGCGTGTTCAATCTGCGAAATCTGAGATGCCAGACTTTGAGGACATGGTTGGATCGGCAGACGTTGTTGTGAGCAACGAAGTGCGTGATGCAATCTTTGAATCCGAAGCTGGCCCTCGAATCCTGTACCACCTTGCTGAGAACCCTGAGATTGCGGAAAAACTGCAAGGCATGACAGTCACATCGGCATTGAGAACTATTGGGAAATTGGAGGCTCAGTTTGAAAAGGCAGAGCCTCAGACAAAGACTGTTGTTGGGAAAAGTAAAGCGCCAGCACCGATTAATCCGATAAGGTCTGCGGCTAATGGGCGTGATGTGAACATAACTTCCGATGGGCAGTTTCATGGTTCATATCAGGCTTGGAAAGCGG